TCCCAGAAGATGCACTCTCTAGCTTGGAGGAGATGGCTGTAAGGTGTGCCAAGGATATCAAGCCTGGGGATTTGGATGCAAATGCACTGATGAGTGGAGTATCGAATATGTTCATGCATGGTTTAGGTCAAAAGAAATCTTAGTTAGTAGTAATGGAGATGCATAAACAGTTGATGGATAAAAATAAAATTATGGATTTTTGGCCTTCAGATGACTGGACTCCTCAGCAAAATACTGAAGCAACTCTTCGTTTCATAGTATATTCATCACTTCTTGTATTCTTAATTCTTCGTGATTCTAGAGCTCTGATTATTGGTGGTTTGGCTTTTGGATATATATACATCAACATAGACAATGACAGGGAGAAGGATCCAGAAGACTATACAAGCGAACCACCTCCCAATCCACCACCGTTTCCCAATCCACAACCATTCCCCAATTCACAACCACCCCCCAACACACCTTTAAATACAAATAACCCATACGGAAATAGATTGGTGAGTGATATGGGAACCCCTAATGTCCCTGTAGCTCACAATGAAGAACAGTTGCAATCTTATTGGGATTCAATATCACCTGGTCTTGAACAGAGGGGTGCACGTATAAATTTTCACCCAGTTCCAAACTTTCTAGGACACAATCTCCCACTTGCAGCTGAGAATTGCAAGACGAATCCATCACTATGCGATCCTAACGCGCGTGGTGGAGGTGGTCAGGCGGCTAGAGTTAGAATATAAATATAAATATATATAAATGAGCTCAAAAGATATTAAAAAATTTGTATATCCAATTGACACAAGAAGTCTGATGAAGACTTATACAGAGACTAGTTTTGATTTTCCCAAGAATCATGTACACTTTAACCCTAACAACCCTTTTCCGTTACCCAGGAGTACACGTGCTGATGTAAAGAATAATATCTCTTAATTGTAGATGGAGCTATTTGCTGTAGCTGCAGTTTTAGGTCTTGCCCTTCTCGGAAAGAAAAGACATGAAACATCACCACGTGAATATCGAGTATATGAGGAAAAAGATGGATATGTGAATGAAGCTGTTCCAGTTGTTCAGGAGCATGAATATTACTCTGGAAGAGGAACTAGTGAAGGTTTACACAAGGTTGATGATCCAATAACGACTAATGTACAAAATATAGATTTCAACAAGACTAGAAAGATGCTTGATATGCAAGGTACATCTGGAATGCCTGCATATGGTTCAGGACTTCAGGTTGCTGCACCGAATCAACCAGGTACAGTTCCTTTAATTAAAAAAAAGGAGATTCCTACAAACTTTGGAACGTCAGGGTATTCATCAGGATCTACAAACTTTGTAGATATATCCCCACATAATTCAAAACATGTGTGGGGTTCTCCTACCAACGACTTTAGACAAGTTAGTAGTGAACACATCACTCGAGTTCAAAATGGAGTGTCACCCACTGGACAGCGTATAAATGTTGGAAGAGGACTTGGTCTTTCAGCTGATGTACCTGCAGGAGGAGGTTTTCATTCAGAGTCGTTTCGTGTCCTCCCAGTGAATGCAAATGTAGAACGTCTCACTCATCTTCCAGGAGCAGAAACTAGAGGAGCATCAATCATTCCATCTGGATCACTCGCACCAGCAATATCAGGATACTCTGGAATTTCAGGATTTACAGAAGGTCCTGCTATTGCAAAATACCCTAATAGGGCAGAGGAAACCCCGTATACAGGATTGGGATCTGCTGCAAGAACATTCATGAGATCACCTGATCCATCGTTTGAAAAGACTCTTCAACCAACTCTAAAGGATCAGGGATTGACTCCATACATGGGACCTTCAAAGTCTCAGGTGAATATATTCAATTTAAACCCAGAACCTGTGAGCAAATACTCGTTTAATGCTCCAACGGGACATCGAGGCCTTTCAAATGACTATGTACCTTTTGGATCTCAAGCTGTAGCACAGACAAAACCTAGCATTTCTACACAAAATGGGTATCAACCACTCGTTACTCCACCAGGTCCAATGAATGCAAGTGTAACTGGACAAAGGGGGTCTATAGGTGAACTGAGACCAACACCCACGAAAGCATCTTCAAATCTCCCTCAAAACTTTGACATTGCAAAGAGTGCTCTAGCTACAAATCCATATGCAGCACCTTCATTCGCTCGATAAAAAAACCTATGTATATTCTAAATGAGTGGTGCAGTAACACAACTCTTGGCTCAGGGTGCTCAGGACGAACATCTAACTGGAAACCCACAAGTTTCATTTTTTAGGTCAAACTATAAACAACACACAAAGTTTGCACAAAGTGTTGAGAGACAGACATTTTCAGGAAATCCTCAGCCAGGGTCGATGAATTCAATCATTGTAGATCGCAAAGGAGATTTGCTCAACTACATGTATCTAACTGCAACAGACACAAGCTCTTACAGTGCAATCAATACTCTTACATCAAACACAATCACAACAACCATATCTGCAGCATCTCTAGCTTCGAATGCTATTACAGCGATCAGTACCGGAGCAACTACAACTCTTACTGTAACAAGTTCAGTAACTCTTGTTGCTGGTAACTATGTTGTCATTTCAGGCCAGACTCTCACAGCAGCAACTGCACTACCAAATGGAATTTACACAATCAATTCTGGATCTTCTGGAACCAGTGTTGTCCTAGCATATACATCAACTGGTACAGTCACTAATGGATATGGTAACATGGCTGTCGCACCAGTCACACAACTATTATCAGGTGTCAACGTGAATGGAGTTGCTACAACTTATGGCTCTAATGTAAATGCAGTCAACATGTCTGCATCTCTCAATGCATCTGCATATCTAGCTGGACACTATGTGGTTGTAACTGCAAATGAAGGTTCTGGTCCATATCAAGTGGCGGTTACACCTACAAATGCAGCTCTGCTACTGATTGCATCAAATTACATCAACACTGTTACTGAAATATATCTTGGACCGGTTGTGAGAGGAGCAACAACAACCTATAATTTTGGTGCAGTTCAGAGTTCTGTACTCCCAGCAAATATAGAAGTGCAAGTTTTGGGTGTGAGTCCATCATCCTTTAATGGTCTCTTTGCGGTTTCATCTTCTACTCTTGGTTCAGTAACTCTCACACAGGATTCGAGAAACTACACAATTGATTTTGCATATGGTTCAATCCAGAGACCAAGCAACAAGATTCAGACTATTGATTGGTCAAAGGCTATTGACAAGATTGAGCTTTACATTGGTGGACAGCTCATTGATACACAGGATTCAGTATTCAACTATCTTGTTGAGCCAGTTGCAATGGCTGATACGTATTCAAAGAGATTCCACGGAATTCCTACAGCTTCACCTGTAAACACTTGTATAAATACATTTTATCCACTCAAATTCTTTTTTTGCAAGGATTTCCACAACTCTCTTCCACTGGTTGGAATGCAGTTTCAGACTGTCCAGCTCAACATTTATTGGCAGACAACAATGTCCAGCAGTTACCAGTACGACATGTGGGCAAATTACATCTACCTCCAAGGTCCAGAAAGAGACTACTTTACAAATCTAAATGGAAGTGTTATTGACATGTTGGTCTGGCAAGTACAGAGACAGCTTGTGAATGCAGACTATTACACTGAACTAGCATTTAGCAACCCTGTAAAGTTTCTTGCAGCAAATGTACTGCCTTATGTAACTGGATATCAGCAAATTATTACAAAGATCAATGGAATAGATGTTGGAATATTTAAAGGATTGCCTCATTATCAAGAGGTTTCTCAGTATTACAATACACCATATGGTTTAACAAATCCAGGATCTCCTTTGGGGTCTGGAAGTCCAGCTCCTCTACTCATTATTCCATATTGTTTGGATACAGCTAGATTGCAGCCAACTGGTTCTCTCAACTTTTCAAAGATTGATACATATCGTATTCAGTCACCAATGGGTTCTGGTGTTCCACTCATGGGTGGCAGCGGGAACAATATATTCCCTCCAGGTTCTTATATATATGCAGTAAACTACAACATTCTTAGAGTTCAGAATGCAATGGCTTCGTTAGTTTATGCAAATTAGTTATATAAGTACATCTTAGGAATGGAGAAACATAAATCCATAGCAATACCAGTTTCATTTATTGATGGAGTACCGCATTTTCTACTTGTACATGATAGGAGACATTCAGAGTGGACATTCGTCACTGGTGGATGTAGACATCGAGAAATTGTTGATCCTATAGTATGTGCTTTGAGAGAATTGGAGGAGGAGACGAGAGGCATTATTGATCTAGAAGATGTAACTTATACATACTTTAATTTCAGTCTATTACAGACTGATCTAGAAACAGATGATTATACAGCTGTATATCATGTATATATTATATATTTTGAAACAACAATAGCATATCAAAACTATCTTGTAGATTATCTTTTACCATGGCTTTTCTGGCATTCGCATTCATAGGTAGAGGTTGCACCACAACAGGCGCACCGTTATTCACCCCAGGTGCACCCTCATTCGCCTCTCCACGCAGACCTATGGCTGCATTCACATGTATCTTAAGGTTATTCAATGCAGATCTGTTTAATTTTAAATTTGGAATACCCGCAGCGTTAGCTGCGGCATTCGCCCTCACACCCAATTGATTTACTTTTGCTACTAATCCTGCTGCATTTAATACATTC